CGCCCATCGTAGCGCCGCAGCGGTCGCCCGAGCAGCCGATCGAGCGGGCCTTGGCGCGCCAGGCGTCGTCGTGGTTGTGGTTCGGGCCGACGAGCGCGTGAGCGATCTCGTGGAGCAGCGTGTTGCGGATCCCTGCCTCGTCGGTCGGGAGCAGATGGCGGCTCACCGTGATCGTGCGGGTGCCATAGAAGCAGCAGCCACGCCGGGTCTTCGCGTTGTCGAGGCGGAACGTCCAGCCCACGAGCCCATGCTGATGCATGAGCGTCGTGGCGAGGGCGGAGGCTTGGTGGGGCGTCATGTCAGTTGGGCCTCTTCCCGAAGCCCATCGTCGGGTCGTCCTTCGACAGCTCGACGGTGACCTTGATCGAAACGGTCGTGCCCTTGAGCGCCTTGGCGCCTTCCTCGGAGCCGTCAGCGGGATGCAGCCGCGCCGGAATCGTCGTCCAGAGCTTGCGACCGTCAGCGAGCAGCAGCAGCGCCTTGAGGGACGTCGTCGAGGCCCAGCGGTTGACGCTGAAGGACTCCCAGCGAGCCGACTGCACGACGCCCGTGACCTCCTGCCGCCCAGCCGCCCAAGGCGTCGCGTTGGCTCGGCGCTCGGCCTCGGCGGCGTCACGGGTCTCGGACTTGGCGATGCGCTCCGCGAAGATCTTGCGGGCGAACGCGAGCTGCTTCTCGGTGAGACCGCCCCAGTTGTCGAGCGAGTCGCGGAGAAACTCAGGCACGGGGCCGGTGCGCTTGCGGAAGGCGTCCCAAGCGGCGTGGTAGGCCTTCGCCGCCGGGCCGGTGGACTGGAAGGACTGGTCGAACTCGTCCTGGGACGCGAGGCGAAGCGCCTCAAGCTCGGGGGTGATCTGACCGAGCAGCCACGCCCGGAACTCGGGCGAGTCGGTCGCGATCGCCGCGTCCAGCTTGCGACGGCGGGTGGTGTTGGCGTTGGCCTGGATGCGGCGGTGAATCGCCGCCTCGTAGGCGGCTGGGTTCTCGACGTGATCCCAGGACATTAGTGATTCCTCAAGGGCTGGAGTGAGTTGGTGAGGACGAGCCCAGCGAAGCGCCCGTCCTTGTTGACATGGCAGTGGCCCATCGTGTTCGGTGCGGGACAGCCGGGGAGCTTCACGACCGTGACCACGTCGCCGGACTTGAGATCGGTGCGGGCGTCCCACAGGTCGAGCCCGCAGGGGACGTAGCGGTAGGACTTGCCCGCTCGGACTTGGCGGCGGATCATCGGCCTACGCCTCGCGGACGTACCAGAGGTGACCGCGACGCTGCTCGACCACGATCCAGCGGCAGTTACAGTCCTGCTGTTCGACGTACAGCTTGCGGTGGTCGCGGAACTCGGACACGTCGATGATGACGACATCCTCCTGCGACTCATCTGCATATTCGATGCGAATCTCTTCGCCGACTGCGATCATCATTGGTGTCTCCCGTCAGAGTGTGATAGAATCCTCGGGGAGAACAGTATCGAACATGCACAATACTGTCAAGGGGCAGAATCGAACACATGGCGGGACAACCCAAAAAACAAGCGATGATCGCCGAGCTGACGCGGCGGGCGACGGTCGAGGGGATGAGCGTTCTCGAATACGCCGAGCAGTGGGTCGCGAGCGGCGGGACGGTGCTCGGGCTCGCGGCGGCGATCAGTGCGTCGCTCAAGCTGGACGGCGAGGCAGCGATTCAACGCGAGATGTTGCGGCGCTACCTCGTCGGCCTCGAAGACGCGGCGCCGTCGACCAGCGGAGCACTCGCTCGCGCGCGTCCCCTTGGGGCGCACGCCCTCGCCGAGGACGCGATCGCCCGGGCCGACGGGGCAACGAAGGAGGACGCCGCAGCGGTGGGCCTGCAAGTGCGTGCGCGGCAATACCTTGCGGAGCGTTGGAACCCGGCGGAGTTCGGTCAGGTGAAGGGCGGCACGACCGTCAACCTGTCCATCGGCAGCTTGATGATGGAAGCACTCCAGGCCCCAGTTCCGGCTCGACCTGTCATAGCCAGTGTCATAGCCGAGGATGCCGAGGTCGTAAGCATCGAGCCCGCAACGAGTTCCGAAGGCGAGTAGAGGATTCCGAATCCGCTGGGCTGACGGCGAGGCGGGCTCGACCGGCGGGAGATCCTTTGGACCCCCCCTCGAAGGATTAGGCCCGTGGGTGGAGCGCCGGCCTACCCTACAGACCAGGCGCCGCGACCCTCCCCCGATTCTGCCATGGATAATTCAGGCCTGGACAATTCTGCGCTGCACTATTAGATTTCAGTACGGCCCGAGTACGGCCCGTTTCTGCACGCCACCCCCAAACACGGAGTTGAAGCCAACAGGAGACGGCCCTTGGCGACCCCTCAATACGACGTCGACCAGACGTTCACGGTTCCCGCAACGTCGGGCCAATACGCTCCAGAGCGTCTGCAACTCAACTCGCAGCGATCCTCAGTCCAGTCCGTCGGACTGCTCGGCGTCACTGCTCTCATCGAATCTGCGCCCTCTGGCGCTGCGATCGAGCTGTGGCTCCTCCGTGTTGGCGGCGATCCGATGAACGACGCCGACTACTGCCTCTTCGACAGTTCCCCCGTCAGCAAGACCTGGCCCCTCGCCTCATATCGCGGAGCACAGATCCGCATGAAGTCAGGCGGCACCGGAGGCAGCGCCACGATCTCGGCCTCCGCCGACTAATGGCGCAGCCGTTCCTCTACTCCGCCGACACGATCGGCCAAAAGCTGTGGCGCCGGCTCCTGCTTCTCTCAGGCCTTGGCAGCTTGCCCGGCGGTGGCGGCGGCGGTTCGACTCCAGCCGGCACCTTCTTCGGCTCTGCCTATTTCGGCGCGCCGATGTTCGGCCCCCGCTACTTCGGCACGACGGCACACTCTCTCGCCCCGAGCGGCTCGCTGGGCAGCTACTTCGCCCGCGCCTTCTTCGGCGCTCGTTTCTTCGGACCCCGGTACGACGGTTGAGCATGATCTAATTTGCATCTCCTGAATGGTGTCTGGCGCCCCGGAAAGAAGCAGGCCCCTGCCGGCGGTGGGGGAGCAAATCTCTTTAAGATGGATTTCGAGACGATGACCGCGACGGGCAACCCGATCACGGGGAGCCCGAACGGGCAATCGGCTACCAACAACACAGGTGCCTCAGGCACAGTCGTCACCGACCCACTCGGCATCCACGGCAAGGTGTGGAAGGTTCCCTACTCCGTCCCAGTAAACGGTGACGACAATAGGGCAATCAGCCCACAAGGGTTCTCTGTTGGTCTCGGCGACGACATTTGGTTTCAGGGCGACGTTGCGCTTGATCCCGCAGCACGAATGGATACAACAGGCCCCGGTGTCGTACAGCGAAAGTTTCTGTATTGGGGTCCGCTCGATCTTGAGTCCGGCACATTCGGGTTCTCGTTCGTTCTCGATTCGTTCTCGTCCCAGCTCGCGATGAACGTCTACCCCCACGTCACGACGAATTTCACATACGACGACCACCCCGAGATCTACACAGTCACCGCCGGGACGTGGAATACGGTCAAGGTCCATCTCAAGATCAACAGCAGCTTTGCCGCCACGGACGGGACGGTTCGGGTGTGGTGGAACGGCAATATCGTCTCTGCCTTTGACCTCACGGGCGTCTCATGGACGGACCCGACCACCTGGGCCGGTCACGATCCGAGCGAGTTCGCCTTCACGAACTTTGGCGTCGGCTACCAAGTTGACAATGCCAACGCTGGTGTCCCAATCAGCGAGTACCGCTTGTGGGATAACGTCAGCTTTGCCACGACTGAGGCTCTTCTATGAGCTTTGCAGTTACCGGCCTTGCAGGGACTTCCTTGAGTGGAGGCGCCGCAAGCGTCTCTATCACCATGTCAGCTGCGGTCGCTGCGGGTGATTTCATCGGGGTCGGCCTCACGTTCGCTGATAACGCGACGAACGGTGTCATCACCGACGGTCTTGGCAACACCTACACGCGCAAGGGCCAAGTCCACGAGACCGAGCGCGGCCTCTTTCTAGAGATTTGGGAGTGCATCGTCACCAACGCCGGAACGCCGACGATCACAGCGCAGTTCGACCCCACACCGGGGACAACCAGCCCCGCAGGCTACATCAGCCTTGTCGCCTCGTCGTTCTCTGGTTCGGATAGCGGCAGCACGGTCGATGGGGCGGGTGCGGGGCAGATGCTCGCTTCTCCAGTATCCACATCGACGGACGCGGTCACCACAGGCACCTTCGCCACCTCTGTCGACGGTGTCCTGCTGTATTCGGTAGCCACGTCGGGCGTGGTGGGCGGCACAGGCTTCACGCAAGAGAACGGCGCCTCGGGCGGCGACATCCAACTTAGCGACGAGTGGGCGGTGCAGACCTCACACAGCGCCAGCACCGAAGCGACGTGGACCGCCACAGGTACCTCCGCCAAAGCAGCCCTCGTCATCGCGATCACCCCCGCCGGAACAGGCGGCGGTGGCGCCGCCCCCTCGTACTACTATCTTCTTTCTCAGGGCTTGATCTAAGAGTGCTCATGCATTGATCTCCCAAGTCTTCCAGCAGAACGAGGCGACTGCGGCGCACGCCCGGGTCTTCCTCCACGTCATCGACTCCTCGGACAACGTCTCGGGAAAGACTGGGCTCACCGGCACGGGCCAACTCAGTAAGAACGGTGCAGCCGGTGCGGCGACGACCAACAGCCTCGTCGAGATCGACGCGACCAACCTGCCCGGCGATTACTACCTTGAGTTGACCGCGACCGAGCTGAATACGCTCGGCCTCGTCGTGGTGAACGTGAAGAAGACCGGCGCCCTCGCCGCGATCGGCGGCGGTTCGGTGGTTCCGTTCGATCCGTATGCGGTCGACAAGGCGGGCTTCGCGCTCTCCACCGCCGGCAACGACGCGATCCGCGACACGATCATCTCCGACGCGACGCCTTTTCCCGGCGCCGATGTCGCCCTCATCAAGGCGAAGACGGACAACCTGCCGGCGGCTCCTGCGGCGGTCTCCGACGTCCCGACGGCCAACGCCAACGCCGATGCACTGCTTGACCGCGCCGACGCGATCGAGACCGGGCTCACCCTCCGCAGCGCACTCCGCCTCGTCGGCGCCGCCTGCGCCGGACAGGCCTCAGGCCTCGCGACGACCACCGCCATCTTCAAGAGCGCCGTCTCGGCCCTCAAGAACCGCATCACGGCCACGGTCGACGCGGACGGCAACCGCACGTCGATCACGACCGATCTCACGTAACCCGGCAGGATTCTGAAGTAGCCTTCGCTGAATCCCTTCCGCGAGTGGCGCGACAAGTACTACTGGCGCCCCGATCTCTTCGTCAAGGAAGTCCTCGGCGGAGAGCCTGACGAAAATCAGATCAAAGTCCTGATGGCGATTGCGCGCGGAGAACGCCGCATCGCCATCAGGTCGGGCCACGGGGTCGGCAAGACGACGACGCTGGCCTGGGCAATCGTGTGGTGGATCTGCACCCGCTTCCCGCAGAAGACCGTCTGCACGGCGCCGACGCAGGACCAGCTCTTCGACGCCCTCGCTGCCGAAACGAAGACGTGGTTGGCGAAGCTGCCAGCGGCCCTTCGTGAGCGTTTCGAGATCCTGGCTGAGAGCATCTTCCTCAAGCCAACGCCTGAGATGCCTCAGGCGCACGAGATGTCGTTCGTCTCGTTCCGCACCAGCCGCCCCGACAAGCCGGAGGCTATGGCCGGGATTCACGCCGAGAACGTGCTCCTCATCGGCGACGAAGCGAGTGGTATTCCCGAGGAAGTGTACGAGGCGGCGGTCGGCTCCATGTCGGGCGAGAGTGCCGTCACCCTCCTCGCTGGCAACCCGACCCGTGGCAACGGCTACTTCTACGACTGCTTCCACGACAACTCCGCCTACTGGTTCAAAGTCCTCATCTCGTGCGTCGGACACCCGCGCATCACGAAGGACTTCATCGACCAAGTCCGCAACACGTACGGCGAAAACTCGAATGCGTTCCGGGTCCGCGTCCTCGGTGAGTTTCCCCTCGCCGACGACGACACGATCATCCCGGCGCACCTGATCGAAGCGGCGCTCGACCGGCCCGGCATCATCCCGTCGAACGTGAAGGAGATCTGGGGGCTCGACGTCGCGCGCTTCGGCTCGGACTCGTCGGCCCTCGCCCGCCGGAAGGGCAACGTCCTCCTCTCGGTCGAAGAGAAGCGCGGCTACGACACGATGCAGCTCACCGGCTGGGTCGTGAGCCAGTACAACGCGCTCAAACCGCAAGACCAGCCCTCCGAAATCTTGGTCGACGTCATCGGCATCGGTGCCGGCGTGGTCGACCGCCTCCGCGAGCTGGGGCTCCCGGTGCGCGGGATCAACGTCAGCGAGACGCCGACGATCTTCGACGAACGGTACCTCAATCATCGCGCCGAGCTGTGGTTCAAAGGCCGCGAGTGGTTCGAATCGAAGGACTGCTCGCTCCGAGGCGACAAGGACACCGCCAAAGAGCTGAAGATGCAGACCTACGGCTACAGCTCCAACGGCAAGATCAAGGCGACACCCAAGAGCGAGCTGCCCCACAGCCCCAACCGCGCCGACGCCTTCCTCCTCACGCTCGACGGCGAGTCCGTCTCCGCGCTCGGTGGCAAGAGCTGGCGCTCGAATTGGAAGAAGCCCCTCGGACGGACGATCAAAGGACTCGTATGAGGATGCGCTGTCTGTGCTGGTGCCACAAGGAGCATGACGGCTACTGGCGCGCAGACGGTGTGGATGTCTTCGACGTGCTGGAGGCGGCGGTGGCCTGCCCCCTCTGCCTTGACCACCACTGCCCTGCCCTGCTGGGAAAGAAGCCACGGCCCACACCCGCGCCGCCGGCTGAGAAGGAAGAATGGAAAGACCCCCCTCAGAGTTTCCCGTGGCATTGACTGCTGCTGACAAGCGATGGATCCGCAACGCGGTTACCGAGATCCTCGCCGAAGTGATCGCAGCCGAAGCTGCCGCGCAGCTCGGCGGCTACGACGGCGCGACGTCCGCTGACGAGGGCGACTTCGAGCAGGGACGCAAGATCGGCTTCACCCAGCCGAAGAGCAAAGACGTCTCGTGAGCGACCAGTACAATCACGACGACTATCAGACGCAGAAGCTCCCGGCGCCCCGCAAGGGCGACGGTCGGATGTCCGACGAGGAGCTGGCGCGGATCGTCCACGGCGTCCTCGACGACGCCGAGCAGCTCGTCGATGGGGTGTTGAGCCAGGAGCGGGTCAAGGCGACGCGCTACTACAAGGGCGAGCCGTTCGGCAACGAAGAGGATGGCCGCTCGCAGTTCATCGCGACGGAGCTGCGGGACGCCGTGCGCGGCGTGCTGCCGGATCTCGTTCGTCCCTTCTTCGCCGCTGACCGCCCTGTTGAATACGTGCCGCGCCTCACCCGAGGCGTCGCCGATCCCCAGGCGATCATGCTGTCCGTCGCGAAGGCGAAGCAGGCGACCGACTACGCCCGCTACGTCTTCGAGGAGCAGGGCGGCTTCCTCAAGACGATCGACGTCCTCATGGACGCCCTCGTCCGCAAGGTCGGGATCTTCACATGGTACTGGGACGAAGAGCGCGCCCAGGCCTACGAAGAGCAAGGCCTCTCATACGAGGAGGCGTATCAGATCGCGGAGCGGGACGACGTCACGATGACCCGCTCATACGAGCACAAAGATGGGACGTGGGATGTCTCGTACACGGTCAAGATCGAGGGCAAGCCCTGCATCACGACGCTCGCCCCCGAGGAGCTGCTCTTCACCCGAGGAGCCCGCGACCCCGAGCAAGCACAGATGCTCGGGCACCGCACGCTGAAGACGCGCGGCGAGCTGATCGCGATGAACATCTCGAAGGCCGACATCGACGAGCATGGCGGCGCGAACGAGGACCCGCTCGACACGAACGTCGAGACGCAGGAGCGGAACAAGTCGACCAACGTCTTCGGTCGACCGCAGGTCGAAGCCGGCAAGGCGAACGACTACATCCTCTACTGCGAGACCTACCAGTACCTCGACGTAGACGGCGACGGCATCGCCGAGCTGCGGCGCATCTGCACGATTGGCTCGAATCACTACCCGGTCGTCAACGAGCCGGCGGATGAGCGTCCATACGCCATCGGCTGTCTGATCCCCGAGGCGCACGAGCTGATTGGATCGAGCTTCGCTGACCTGACGATGGACCTGCAGCTCGTGAAGTCGTCCGTCGTCCGATCGATGCTCGACTCGCTGGCGCTCTCGATCTTCCCCCGCGTCGCGTTCGTCGAAGACCTCGTCAACGTCGAGGATCTCCTCGACAACACGATCGGCGCCCCGATCCGCATGCGGAAGGAAGGAGCGGCGACACCGTTCACTCACCCGTTCACGGGCGAGGCGGCGTTCCCGATGCTGGAGTTCTTCGACTCGACGATGGAAGGGCGCGTGGGCCGCGACAAGGGCTCGATGGGCCTCGACGCCGACGCGCTCCAGTCCTCGACGAAGACGGCGGTGACCGCCGCCGTGCAGGCGTCGCAGGGCCAGATGGAGCTGATGGCGCGGATCTTCGCCGAGCAGGTCTACAAGCCGCTCTTCCTGGGCATTTACAAGATGCTCAAGAAGTACCGGCCCCAGGCCCGGCTGGTCAAGCTGCGCGGGAGCTACATCCCGATCGACGTCGCCGAGTGGGACGCGGACGTGGATGTCTCGATCAACGTGGCGCTCGGGTCGAGCGACATCGACCGCCGCCGGCAGTCGCTCATCGACATCAAGACGACGCAGGAATCGATCCTCGCCAACTACGGGCCACAGAACCCGATCTGCACCGTCGCCCAGTACCGCGAGACGCTCGCACGCCTCGCCGAGCTGGATGGCAACCGCGACGTCTCCGCGTTCTACAGCGAGGTCGATCCGAACTGGCAACCGCCGCAACAGCAGCCGCAGCCGACGCCAGAGCAGACGATCGCCCAGGCCAACATCCAGATCGCCCGCGAGAAGAACCAGAAGGATCTGGAGATCAAGCAGGCGGAGCTGCTGATGAAGCAGGAGCAGCAGAAGTTCACGCAGCAGATCGAGATCCGCAAAGCGGCGAACGACTTCGTCCTCCGCCGTTACCAGATCGACGCCCAGTTCCACACGTCGTTCACACAGATGAACCTCGAAGCCGATGCCCGCAGTGAAGAGGCGGCACTCGAAGGCGCGCTGAACGTCGCCGGCATGGCGCATGACCACGCCGTGGCGGGCCGCGAGCAGGATCGCGCAGACCAGGGGCAGGCCCACGAGCAGGCGCTCGCGGTCGACGCCCAAGGCCACGACCAGCAGATGGCCGAGCAGGCCGCTGCCCAACCGGCAACACCCACGGAACAGTAAGTGAACCTCACCCCAGACGAAGAGCAGAAGGCGATCGAGGCGAAGGACGCGGTCGACGAGTTCCGGCTCAACCCTCTCGTGTCCGAGACCTTCCGCAACCTCGACAAAGAAATCTTCAACGAGTTCAAATCAGCGAAATCGGCTGATGAAGCCTTGAAGGTGTGGGCGAAGGCCCAGGCCTTCCAGTTGGTCCTCGATCGGTTCCAGGGGATCAAAGAACGCGGCAATGCCGCAGACAAACAACGTCAGACCCGGCAGGCTCGGGAGGAGCAGGCACGGGGGGCACAACGCCCGAGGTAGTTGACAGAGCTGTACACAGAGATTAAATTTAATGCAAGGTCAGGACACCGGCGACAGCGTTTCGCTAACCGAAAGTTCTGCCGTTGAGCGGCTCGCGGGATTGCTCTCCGATGAGGAGGAAACGCAGCCCGACGAATCGCAGCCCGTCACCAAGGCCGAGAAGCCTGAGGGGGACGAGGCGACGGACGACGACGAGGAGGAAGCCGACCCCGTCGAATCCGACGAGTCCGAAGAGGACGACGACCCCGCCGAAGACGAGCCCACCCAGCCTCGGAAGTACAAGGTCAAAGCCAATGGCGAAGACCTAGAGGTCACGGAAGATGAGCTGATCAACGGCTACTCGCGCCATGCGGACTACACACGCAAGACGCAGGAACACTCGACGAAAGTCCGAGAGTTCGAACAGCAGTCGAGCGTGAAAGCGCAAGAGTACGCGACCCGATTCGCGCAAGTCGACGATCTACTGCACGCGATCACGAAGGAGCCCGACTGGAACGCCATCAGGACGGCCAACCCGACGCAGTTCGCGCAGCTCCATCAGCAGTGGACCGAACACAAAGCGCAGCTCGATGCGATCCATACCGCACGAGTCGAGGCGGAGAACGCCGCCGCCGAAGCAGCGAAAGCTGACTTCTCACGAGTCCAGACGGAGCAGAAGGACATGCTCCTCAAGGCCATCCCCGATCTGGGCGATGCGACCAAGGGCTCGCAACTGCGAAAGGACATCGTGGAGTACGCCGGCCAGTTCGGCTTCTCCCCTGATGATCTCTCCCAGGTTGTCGACCACCGTGCGCTGGTGATGCTCCACAAGGCGATGATGTACGACAAGGCCCAGAAGGCCCAGGTCGAGAAGGCGCCCGTCGTGAAGCAGAAGCTCGAAAAGGTCAAGGTCGCAACGCCGACGCAGAAGAAGTCTCCTGTCAGCGACGTCACTCGCGCGCGTCAACGGCTAGCGAAAACGCACCGCGAAGAAGATGCGGTGAATGCCCTGATCCTCTCGATGGATGGCGACGACTAGGTCGATCGCTCCGTCGGGACCCTGAGAAAACACTCAAGTGGCTGCTATTACGAACACCCTCGTGACCGGCTCGATGGTCGGTATCCGCGAGGATCTCTCCAACCTCATCAGCGACATTTCGCCGACCGAGGTTCCCTTCCAGGCGAGCGCCGGAAAGGGTTCGAAGCCGGACAACCGTTTCTACGAGTGGCAGCTCGATGCCCTCGCGGCGGTGGACACCACGAACGCGCGGGCCGAGGGTAACGACCACACCTCGTTCACCGCAACCGAGCAGCCGACCCGAGTCGGGAACTACTGCCAGATCTCCGACAAGGACGGCATCTTCTCGGGTACGTCGCAGGTCGTGAAGGTCGCCGGACGTAAGTCCGACAAGGCCCGCGCGATCATCCGCCGAGGCCTGGAGCTGCGCCGAGACGTCGAAGCGACGGTGCTTCAGCGTAACACGGGCGCCGCGAGCACGGATCCGCGCCGCACGGCGGTCATGCTCTCGTACGTTCGCACGAACGTCGGCAACGTCGTGGCCGGCGGTGCCAACCCCGCCGCGCCGAACCCGACGTACGCCGGCAACCGTACCGACGGCACCACGCCCGTCGCGTTCACGGAAGCCATGCTCAAGACGACCCTCGCTGGCGCGTTTGCCAACGGGATGAAGATCGACGGCGCCGTCATCATGGTCGACGGGCCGCAGAAGCAGAGCATGTCGGCCTTCGCCGGCATCGCGACGCGGTACCGCGAAGTTCCGAAGGGTCAGGCCGCGATCGTGGGTGCGGTCGACCTGTACGTGTCAGACTTCGGTGAGCTGTCGATCGTGGCGAACCGGTTCCAGCGTCATCGTGACGCCTGGATTCTGGACTTCGACCTGATCCGCTTCCGCGATCTGCGTCCGCTGTTCCAGAAGCCCCTCGCCCCGACGGGCGACGCGGACAAGTTCCTCTTGATCCGTGAGTGGTCGCTGCAGGTCGACAACGAGGCGGGACAGGCGCTGGTCGCTGACCTCTCGTAATCGATCGAACGGTAGTAACCCGGGTCGGGACGCCGACCCGGGGGCAGTACCCACTGGCACGACCCCGCTGGTCATTCTTTGACCCTCCCTTTTTCGCGGCGCACGATCGTCTGCGCCGCCGTCATCGGCGCGATCATCCTCGGACTCTTGGGTGGCCGCGCCGTCTCGTCTCGTCTCGCCGCCGCACGAGCTGTTGAACAGGTCGCGCTGGATCAGGCCGTCGTCGCGCAGAAGCACGCCGACGCTGCCGACAAGTTCGCCGCCGCCCAGAAGGATTCGGCGGATGCAGCGAAACGAGCGGGTGCCATCGCCCAGGCTCGCGCGGACTCCGCGCAGCACGCCGCCGACCACTATCGCGGCGCGTTCTCCCAGCTTGCGAAGGTCGCCCCCGACACCTGCAAGCCGGTCATCGTCATCGCTGACTCTGCCCTCGCGGCAGACTCGGTGACGATCGCCGGCTTGCGAAATGTCATCGCCTCCGACACTGCCGCGATCCGCCACTTGGAGTATTCGCGGGACTCGCTCCGCGTCGCACTGACGCAGATGGAGACCGCCGGCAAGAACCTCGCGAAGGCGAGCATCCAGCTCGTGAAGGCGTCCAAGACGCCGTTCTGGCTCCGCATTCTCCCCAAACCGAGCCTCGGCTGCGCCGCAGGTCTCGACCCCCACAACGGAAGGCCCGCGTCGGCCTGCGGCATCACCGCCGGCTGGAGTCTCTGATGATCGAGTCGTCCCTCCTGCAGATCGATCCGCTGACCGGCGCGGAGCTGGTGTTCCACTACGACCACGCCGAAGACAACTTCATCATCGAAGAGAAGGTCGACGTGCAGCCGCACATCGACTACACGAAAGAGCTGTTCAAGTACGCGCGCAGCGACTGGAAAGGCGACTGGCACCATGTCGCCTCGATTCCGGCGATCTTCGTCAAGGAGCTGACCAAGAAGGGCGTCCTCGGCCCCGGCGGTCGCATCCTCGACAAGGCCGCGCTGAAGAAGTGGGTCAACGATCCTGACAACCGCGCGTTCCGCGTCAAGCCGGGTCAGGTCTAATGCCGACCCCTATGGACTTCTCTGACTACGACGGCCTCAAGGCCGCGATTCAGAGTTTCCTCAACCGGAACGATGCCGACACTGTCGCCGCGATCCCCGGTTTCATCCGCCTCGCCGAGGCGCGGATCATCCGCGACGTACGCCGCAACACCGTCCGCACGACGCTCGACGTGAGCGACGAAGAGACGCCGCTCCCGTCCGACGTGCAGGAGCTGCGGACCCTCTACCCCGAGAGCGGTTGCCCGTGGTCCGACGCGCCGATGGATCTGACCTCGCCGAACGAGCTGGCCCGCCTCCGCGCACTGTACGGCGGCGTCTCCAGCCGGCCCCTCGCCGCCTCTGTCGTCGATGGCTCGCTCGTCGTGGCGCCCGCGCCCGATCAGACGTACACGCTCCGCATCACGTACTACCAGCTCCTCCAGAACCTCAGTGCGTCGCTTGAGACCAACTCGACGCTCACCGAGGCCCCCGACGTCTACCTCTACTGCTCGCTCATCCACGCCGGCCCGTACCTGAAAGATCCTGACGCGATGCAGCTCTACAAGGATCTCGCCGATGCCGGCATCGAAGGACTGAATGATCGCCGCGCCCGCGAGGAGTACGGCGGAAGCCGCAAACGTGTAAGCCTGCCGCGAGTGTTCTGATGACCGACAACAGCCAATTCCTCCTCGGTCAGCTCGTTGAGCGGTCGGAGCGCATGGAGAACGACGTGAGCGAGATCAAGAACCGGCTCGGCACGATTGAGACCAGCCTCGCCGAGAAGCGCGGCGCGGACAAGGCCAAACACCGCCGCATGGCCGCGCTGGGCGGCATCGCTGGGTCCGTGGTGACCGGCGCCGTTACGCTCATCACGAAAGTCTGGCTCGCCTACCATGCCGGACCAAGGTAAGACCGGCTTCCTCGAAGAGTCCCCAGGCGTCCGCAGCATGTCGCGCCTGACGATCGGCTGGTTGCTGGGGCTCGCCTCCGCAGTGGTCTTCGCACTCGTCTTCTACGTCGTCTTCGCGCTCACGCACAAGCTCGACGTCAGCGCCGCCGTCATCTCCGCCCTCGCCGTACCGCTCGGTGCGCTCGTGTGGCACGGCGTCGTCGCCCTCAAAAACCGGAACGGCCCTGATGCTCACGAGTGACGCTTCCGCTCCCTCCGAAAGAGGTTCCACTCTGCTCTGACGAGGCCGGGCTCGCGCCCGCGTTCCGCCGCCGGCTCGACGTCGTGATCCAAGAGATGCACAACGCCGGCTACGACGCGGTGGTCTCGGAGACGACCCGCACGCAAGCACGGCAGGACTATCTCGCCGGCTTTGGCCGGGAGTACGACGATGGTCGCGGCGTCGTGACGCACGCGATGGACGCCTGGACGACGTGGCACTTCTACGGGCTCGCCGCCGACGTCATCTCTCGCTCGAAGGGCTGGGACGCACCTGAGGCTTTCTGGGGCGCGCTCCGCACCGTGGCTCACGATGAAGGTCTTGCCTCGGGCGGCGATTGGGAACACCCCGACAGGCCGCACGTCCAGTGGGGCTACCCGATGCGCGTCGCCCCGAGCGAACGCGCAGTAGAACTCTATAAACAAGGCGGTGTGCAAGCGGTCTGGAAGGAGGTCCGCGCTGATGGCTGAGAACCGTTACCCGCTCGACATCCCGCCCGGGATCTTTCACAACGGCACCCGCAATCAAGCGGAAGGCCGCTGGTACGACGGCGCGGGCGTGCGCTTCTACCAGGGCACGAAGCAGCCGATCGGCGGCTGGGTCCAGCGCGTCATAACAGGCGCCGCGAACGCGGGCCGACCCAATGCGATGATCTCGTGGCTCGACAACGCCGAGAATGCGTGGCTCGCCTACGGGACGTCGACCAATCTCTTCGTCATCGGCAGCGACAATGTTCGGCACGACATCACCCCGATCGGGGTGAATGGCGACTCGCCGTACTCGTGGAGTCTGCAGGTCTTCGGTGGTTGGCTCGTCGCCTGCCCCTCGTATAACGCATACTCCCCGAACGGCAACCTCTTCGTCTGGAAAGCCGACCCGGCCACCCCGGCGGTCGCTGCCGACGGCGATACGGGCAACATCCCGTTCGCGTGTTTCGGGATCGTCACGACGCCCGAGCGGTTCTTCATGGCGCTCCGTGGCTCGGACCCAGACGGCGCGGCAAAGCGCGCCCCGACAGGCGGCGCGATCCTCGACCCCGCTGGCGGCACGGTCACCCTCGCCGCCGGTAGCGGCACGCCGGTCCCTGTGGGCGGCGCGATCTTCGACCCGGCTGGTGGTGGGCTCGTCTTTTGACCTACGTCCCGAACTACTCCGCGCGCCGCTTCTACTGGGCGTCCCAGGAGACGATCTCCGACTTCAAGCCGACCGACACCAACACCGCCGGTTCCCTCGATCTCGCGACCGAAGGCGTCCTGATGTGTGGTGCGGCGATCAGCGGCACGACCCTGCTCTGGACGACCGTCGACCTGTGGTCAGCGCCGTATCAGGGCGGCGACTTCGTCATCGGCCAGAAGAAGATCGGCACGAACTGTGGCATCGTCAGCCGCAATGCCTTCGCCGTCACCGACGCTTCAGCGTTCTGGATGGGCGACGGCACGTTTTATCGCTACAACGGCTTCGTCTCGCCGCTACCATGCGAGGTTGCTGATTACGTCTTTGGCAACATCAACAAGGCGCTCTACAATATCGTCTTCGCGTACGTGAACCCGACGTACGGCGAAATCACTTGGCAATACGCCAGCGCCGCCGCATCCGAGATCGACAGCTACGTCACGTACAACTACATCGAGAACCACTGGACTTACGGTCCACTGGGCCGCGTCGCTGTCGTGAGCCGACAAGCCGGGCTCTCGCAACACCCGGTGATGATCGACGCCAGCGGCAACATCTACGATCACGAAACTGGTAATACCCGCACGGGGATGTCCGCATTCCTCGAAAGCGGCCCGGTGAAGGTCGGGAACGGCGACAAGGTCGTGCAGGCCCAGGCCTTAATCCCCGATGACAAGACGCTCGGTGACGTGACGGCGACGATCTTCTACACCCTGGAGCCGGACGATGCCGAGAGCAACACGGGTGCGCTGACGCTCGCCTCGCGCACGCCGATTCGGGTGACGGGACGACAGTTCCGCGTCCGCATCGCCGAAGCCGCCGCGACGGCGTGGCGTGTCGGGACGATCCTCTTGGCCGGTGTGCTGGGCGGTGAGCGATGACGGTTAACACGAACGTCCGTCGCCCCTCGACGTCGCAGATGGCCGAGGCCCCAGTCAAGTACGACAAGAACGACCAGGACCAGCTCCGCCGGATCTTCAACGAACACTATCACGGCGACGCGAACGCGAACGCCTTCAAGGACACGGGCGACGGCGCGGCCTTCCCGCCGTACCTCCAGTGCAGGGCGACGATCGTCGCGACGAGCGCCACGCAGGTGACGGTGCAGGTCGACGCGATTCTCCCTGCCGGCCTCACGGGCTCGCCGCAGGTTGCGTTGGTCACGACGACGGCGCCGGCCACGGTCGCGAGCCGTCCGGCGGGCGCCCCTGCTGATGGCGATTTCGTCGCGACGGGCGCGCAGTGGACGTTCAACCTCGGCGACTACTCGACGCAGGGCGTGGGCTCGGCGCAGTTCCGCGCGCACCTCTCGGGCTACACGGACGACGAC